GGCTAATGAGTACAAGTCTAAGTACGAGGAGGAGTGGGGACTGCATCAACTCACTAAAAAAGAGTTGAGTGAGGAAACTGATCGCAAGATTCGTTGGAGAAAGACTGCTATGTGGCTTGGAGTCGGCAATTTAGCTCTAGGTGGCACCATATTCTATCTTATTAAGAATTAAGTTGCATTTTCGAAAAAAGAGTTGTATATTCATAATATGAAAATACTTCACCGTTACGATCAAATCCAAAAAGATCTTTTCGATCTCGGCATGAAAATAAACAAGAGAGTCGGTACTAAACCAGAGTACAAAGATGCTGTTTGTTTGCCAATCCTACAAGGAGCCACTTCGTTTTTTACAGACCTATCTCGCAATTTTGCATGGGATCCTATCGTAGATTACGTAGGAGCTTCGAGCTACGATGGACAAAATCGTCAAATGATAAACGCATATAAGATGCCTAAGCCTGATTTAATTCAAGGGAAAGCAGTGTTTATTTTTGACGATATACTCGATAGTGGTAATACTATAGATTTCTTTGTTAAGACATGCTTTTCGTTGGGTGCAACCGCAGTTACTCCTGTAGTTTTACTTAAGCGAAAGAGTACTCCATACGTTCAAGATCCGCGTGTAACAGAGACGTTGGTTGTGTATGAGATAGCTGATGAGTGGGTGTGGGGATACGGAATGGATGATGTACATGGAAGAGGTAGAACAGTAAAACATATATTATACGATGAGCCGAAGTCATAAACTTATATACGACTTCCCAAGGCAACTCTGCTTAGAAATATCCTATGACAACATTGAATGGTCTCGCGTAACTTGCGAGACCTTTCGTGCTTTTAAGGGGGCAAGAAGAGTGCAGGGTGAGCCTTATGATGGAAAGACGTATTATAAAGGAACTAATTATATACATAGAGGTAAAGTAAAAGCTCCTCGTGTAATTCAGATAACTGAACTAAATGATAAAGTTAAAAAAAGACATAGGCAAGAGGCTGCGATGGCTCGATCCGTCGTCAAACCAAACACGAAATTTCTCAATAAAGATGCTGATAACACTATCAATAATAACATTCTTTGCAGCTCAGACACTAGCCTGGTTGCAGATTAACGGCCAATTTATTTGGCCTTGGGTTAAAGAACATCCTTTCCTTGTTAGCTTAGGTGGTGTACCTATTAGCTACCTACTAATGCTGGCAAGTAACTTAGCGTACGATGGCATGGATGGTAAACTTTGGCCTGGTAGATTTATGGCCTTCGCCATTGGTATGGTTGTGTTTACTATCCTAACTAGCTTATTGCTGGGAGAGGGGATAACGGCTAAGTCCGGTGTAAGCTTATTTCTAGCGTTGTTAATCATATGTCTCCAGTTGTTATGATATTTGTCCTCAAGTCGATATTTTATACGTGTATATCCCGTCTAATAGGGAAAGCATTACTCAGACAGAAGTATGAGCCTGATGTAGAGGTTGGTGTATTTATATTCACATATATCTTCATCAGCGTATGTTTATTATTTTGTGATTAGATATGAATAAGAAGTTGTTTAATATGGCTAAGGCAAAGCAGCGTGAAAATGCTAAGGAAGCTGGCTTCTATGACGGAAGGTTTCGTACTAAAGTTGTGGAGGATAAGAAGAAAAAGCAGGAGCGTCAGAGTGCGAAGAAGTGGAAAAACCGAGATATTTTTGGAGAAGACAACGACTAACTGTTGACTTTACGGATTTTTAGGTATAACTTCTATATATAATAGTAATAAGTAGTAAATTTAAAAAGTAGTTATATGATTAGTATTGTAATTGGATTAGGATTTTTAGTAGTAATAGCAAGTGTTTATATACTTAAGCTATCGTTTGAGATAAGAGACTTACGTTCTGATTTAGCAACAGCAGCTGTTAAGCAGCAATTTCTTGTCGATTACATCGATAGCCTTAATAAGCAATTGAAAAAGGCGAAGAGCTCTACTACAACCATCGAATAATGAGCTGCTTTCAATCCCTTGTAGGAAATAAGTTTATGGCTGACGCGCCTTTCGAGATACTCAAGGCTAAGCGTTTGCTTATCAATGAGCATCCTATCTTTGGCGATGAGTTTAAACACTCCTTTGATAAGAATCAAAATCAACAAGCTTATTATCACGTCGGAAACTCACTGGGATTCTTTAATGAGTTATACAATATAGATGTTAAGAGCAGACGTTTGTATTACCTTCAATATGATAGATTCCTAATGATAGCTTGTCGCAGTAAGCGGCTAATAGACTCAGCGATAAAGGCAGCTGCAAATGTTAATGGCGATGTGCCAATCTACAAAACAAAACACGTAATACGTAAGGTAGGAATACATACTGTATTATTTAACACAAACTTTACGGTACCACCGGTATCACCAAATTAAAACAAACAACGTTATATAACATGAGAAACAAACAAGCAATCGAAGATCTAGCAGCTAGATTAACCCAGGTTTTAGACCTATTACACAATGATATTGATAGTGGTAAGCCACACATTACTGCAGAGTTTGCTAAGCAGCAATTGGGCCAAGCAATAATATATCTAGAATCGTTAAGACAATACCTTGATTTAGAGAACTAATTATGTGCGTTGTAGAGTGTCAGAATTGCGGAGCACTACAACTCAACGTTCCAGCAGGCACTATCGTTAAGATGTGCTTTGACTGTGTTAGAGAGGCTGTAGCACCAGCGTACTCCCAAGCACCCAAGAAGAAGGGTTTCCCAAAGGGTTGGAAATTCATGAAAGTTTTCGTATATTCAGATGGCACGGTTTATCACAAAGGTGTAGAACAACCAATGCTTAAAGGCACTTTAGCTCCTACTGTTATTGAACCTAAGATAAAAAAGTCTAAGGCACAGAAGGCACAAGAGAAGCAACAAGCATTGGCTGAGCTACAGAAGTTGAAGATTGCGCTAAAGAAAGAAACAAGAAAGACTTATGCTAAAAAGCTTGAGTCGCAAATTAAAAGGTTACAAAAACAATTATGAAAAACTTCACTGCGGAGGAACTACAAGCCAACTTCTTTAAGCTTGTAGGGTATATCGATCTCTATATTTCTGGAGAACGAAAGGAAAAGCTAAAGAAGCTTTACGAAGATCATGCTGAACGTATTATGCTTATGCCTGCAAGTGGCAATGAGCATTATCACAACTGCTTTGCTGGTGGCTATGTTGACCATGTCCTTCGAGTAATAGATGTCGCATTAGATGTGGCACAATTATGGGATGGTTATGGCGCAATTGATAGCTTCACTACAGAAGAGTTGGTATTTGCTGCACTTAATCACGACTTAGGTAAGATTGGTACAGAAGAAGCTGAGATGTACGTAATGAACGACTCTGAGTGGCATAGAAAGAATCAAGGTAAGATTTATAAAATGAATCCTGCTAATGCCTTTATGACCGTACCTGACCGCAGCTTACGCCTATTGGCTGAACGTGGTATCTCAGTATCCGAAAACGAATGGTTTGGTATTAAGTTGCACGATGGTATGTACGACGAAAGCAATAAGCACTACTACATCAGCTATGATGTCAACTCTCGCTTACGTACAAACCTTCCGTACATACTTCATCAAGCAGACCAGTTAGCTGCTCGTGTTGAGTACCAGCAATGGGCTGCTCAACAATCACCGCTAACAGCTACAGCAATTAAGCCTAAGAAGACTGCTAATATAGAAAATACCACAGCTTTATCTGAGGATCAGAAGAGTGATTTACTTAACGCATTTAAAGACTTATTCTAATGGTTATAACAGTAATAATACTATCGCTGCTTTTAGTTGCTGCTTGCTGGTTAGCTTTTGCTAACTATCGCAAGTACATAAAAGCAGTTGAATATGCAGAGAATGGATTCTTTGTGTATAATAGCTTTATAGCATCGCTCTATCGTAAATTTCAAGACACTGTGAACACTATGAACGTAATTGATCATAGAGGTTCCTTTAAGGCTGATGATGAGGTAGGAGCTGCTTTTGAAAGTATGAAAGAGTGTGTAGATGAGTTAGACGAATATATTAAGCGCTATGTCCAAACCGAGGAAAAAGAAAACTAAGAACTACTACTTCACAGCTGAAGTAGATGTTAGTATTAAGCAGCTTAATGCTACAGAAGATCAACTCGAAAGAGATAGAATCTATCGCCAGGAAATTAAACCAGCCTTTGAAAAGCTTGTTGAGAATATAATCCACACCTTTAAATTCTACTACACTGACGGTATCTCCCTAAAGGACTTGCAGCATGAAGTAGTGAGTTTCTTAGTGGAAAAACTACCTAAGTTTACAGCTGACAAGGGAAAGGCTTTTAGTTATTTTAGCATTGTTGCTAAGAATTACTTAATTTTAAACAATAACAAAAACTTCAAGAAGTTAGTAGATAGTGAGCAGCTCGAAGGAGCAAATGGCCATAGTTCTGCATTAGTTGTAGAAGAAGAGCCAACTCCAATTGATCATTTCATCCAGGATATGATAGGGTACTTTGACACAAACTTAACCAAAGTCTATCCTAAAAAGAATGATCAGATTGTAGTAGATGCTGTAATGGAGTTGTTTCGTAAAAAAGAATCTTTGGAAATCTTTAATAAGAAAGCTTTGTACATTTACATAAGAGAAATGACAAATGCAAATACCCAACACATCACTAAGGTGATTAAGTCTCTTAAAGAGAAATATGTTAAGATGTATAACGATTACGATAAGATGGGATTTATTCCACGAAACATAATTTACTAATGCTAATATATTACAGTAAAGAAGACTTAATTAAATTTATAAAAGCAGAGCTTAAGGCTTGGGAGAAGGTTGGCGGTGGTCCCAACCTTCTTGCGTTTGAATTCGATCCTAAGACCACTGATCCAAAACAGCTACGAGAGTTAGGTTACTTCGATAACGTCGATTCTTGGATTGCTGGAGCTAGAATAAAAGCTTTGATGGAGTTACTTGAGCAAGTAGAAAACACAGACACTATAGCGAAAAGGTAATCTGCCTGTATTTATTAGAAACATAAGGCTATGGATAAGGATAGTGTATTGTTCGATGATAAAACGTTTAGCGACTTGTTGAGAGACGTCTATCAGAACACAAAAAAGAAAGAAACTCAAATTAACGGTTTAATAGATCAACTTAAAGGGTTGATAAGAAACATTACAGATGCTTCTATGATGGTTCCTATGATTAAGGAGTATTTAGAAGTGTCGGTCAAGAACGACGACAATCTAGTTCGTCTAACTGCAATCATTCAAAGGTTGCTAGTTACTGGTAGTAAAGAAAACAAAGAAGGTGAATTAGGCTTAACTGAACAAGAGAGAGCTCAGCTAATGTCTGAAGCACAAGAACTCTTAGATAAGGCAAAATGAGTAGTGTCTTTAAAGGCCTAACCGAGTACTATGGTACAGCAGCTGCACCTAGTAATACCTTTAAGGATGGTGAGGTCTTTATAGGACAAGTATTGGATGTTGGAAAGAGTACTTCAAAGTTCACAATTGGAGTTAGTGAGATAACCCCAACACAGGATCCCTATGTCATAGGGATGATTCGTTTCTTAAAAGCAAATAGTGGTACCAAAGCGGAGAAAGACGTTACATTAATAGCAGAGCCATTAGACAGAGCAAACTACAGACTACCCTTTGCTGGAGAGCAAGTATTAATTGTTAGAAAGTTAGGAAGGTATTACTATTTCGATGTGGTAACACCATCTTTCTTTCTACGAAACAATATCAATCCAACACTCTTGCAAGACGCCTTTGACTCGTCAGGAGCGCCAGCCATCACAGTCGATCCAGAAATTGAAGCACAGCGATTTGCATTAAAAAACGATTTTAGTGATAATGCTTTAAATGGTAGAGCAGGATCGTTTACTCGTGTTAGAGAAGGAGATTCTATACTCGAAGGTAGGATGGGAGGTGTAATAAAATTTACACATACAATTACAAAGGATGGAGTTTGGAACCCAGAAACGCAAATAACTAATATAGGTAAGAGTGCTGATGGTGATCCTATGTTGATAATGAAAGCTAGTGTTAGGAGAAAAGAAGTTAACGAAATAATACAGGAATCTAATCTGATAGAAGATGACGACATTAATGTAGAAGATTCAAGCTTCTACTTAACTACGTCGCAAAACGTGCCAATAAAACTAGCTGCAAGTGTATCTATGAGTAGTTGGAGTGTAAATATAACAAAGGGTAAGTTTGGTTTAAGTGATGATCCTGCAGCACGATTCCAATCATTCTTCCCAGAACTGACCTATGACCCTAACTTTGTACCAAGTGTTAACGTTAGTGGACTTGAAAGCTTAGCTTACGATCCTAATGCGTCAAACGGATTGGGCAACATTACAGGAGTTAGCGACCCAGGCGTACCAGGTTCCTCTGCAAAAGCTAAATCTTTTGATGAGCTTAAATTAAAATTCCAAGAGTTAGGATACAACTTCCCAACTGGAGTGCACTTTGTAGGTATACGATCTGTAACAAACATTAATATCAACAATTCTGGAGTTCAAACAAAGAATAAATTCGCAGATTTAGTTGGCGTAGTTAACAGCAACACTGGAGAGGTTAAGTTCTTCCCAGCAACAACGGTACCGGGAAAGAGCTACTTACTCAATTTCTTTAAAGGTGAGACAAGGACGGCTATCTTAAAACCCGGCCAGTATAATAGTGTATATAAGATAGGACAACACAATAGTCAATATAAGGCGTTCAGAGAATCAGGAACCTATGTGATATACACAGACCGTAATCGGGACGACGTTCCAGACGCAACACCACAAAACGCTTCTGGTGTATTTGGAATGAACTTACATAGAGCTAGCGCTAATAGCGTTACCCAAAACGTAGATAATTATAGTGCAGGTTGTCAAGTATTCGCAGCACCAACATCATTAGCCGAGGTATTGCGCCAAGCAGAAGCAAGCGGACAACCAGCATTCACTTACACACTCTTAATGTCTTGGTAATATGAGCAGTACATTCACAGGCTTATCGGAGTTTGTTAACAACATCAAAACATTAGA